CTCATGTCAGCAATTCCATGCCCGCAGGGATTTATTGATACGGCTGTTCGGGTCGTTGGCTGTCTTCGATGAAGTCAGCTTCTTCTTCATACCCTTCATACGAGCGCAAAAGCTGTCTCTCCGAGGGCCTCCTTCTGGTTGAGGCCGCTTCAAGCCGGGCTTTCCGGGATTGGCGCGATTGTAAGAAGCCCTCCCCTTCGCGTTCAGACCACCTTTTGGATTCTTGCCTTCTGCTCTTTGCCATGCTGGTGACTTAGCCATTATGCGGCTTCCTTATTTTCCTCTATCGGTTTTAACATGGGGTATAGGATGTCTTCCCCAAAATTACCTTCGTATTCCATTGCTCCGAGATGACCGATTTTGATTGTGGGGTCAATCCAGACTTCAAATCCGTGTTCGCGGGCACGATCACACAGGAGATAGTCTTCTCCGATGTAACCTTCTGGGGTTGACTTAAAATCAAAAATAGAATGAAGATGTTTGTTGGCAGAGGCATCATAGTATCTCCACTCAGGGTGTTTATCCCGCAGAGTTTCAAGCACCTGACGCTGAATCATCATAAAACCGGTGCCTACCCGCTTTGCTCTGACCAAACCCATTCTATCCATAGCAAGGCACCCATCGGCATCTTGATCTAGCATAGAGTAGTAAGTGGTTTGTTTTTTACGGGCTGAAGCGATACCGGCAACAATGTTTTTATCGGATGACCACGCCAACAGCCGCAAAATATCTTCCGGAGTAATAGTCATATCCGAATCAATAAACAACATATTGGTGCAGTCGGTATCCAAAAAACTACCAACTAGAAGATTACGGGCGCGGGAAACGACAGAACAGCCGCAGATGGTTTCAAGAGTCATCTCAACCCCATGCTGATCGACCATCCTGCCGAGTTTAATCAACGTCCCTGCAAGCTTTACCGACACCTTAAAATCATACGACGGTATAGCAATAAAAAGCTTGCGGCCAGCCAAGTCATAAGATTTTTCGTTTTGCATAAATTATGCGTAGAAAATTGTCGCTGAACCCAAGCTCGTTACGGCACCATATGGCGAAGTCTGGCACAAAAGACCTTCTCCGGGCATCAGAAGATAAGTGGGTTGAGTAGCCGAAGCAACGGTATTAATCGTGACAAGCACAGAACCACTTGCCCCACCATCTTTAATGACCAGAGAACCCGCCGTACCGGACGGAACAACATAGATCGACCTAATACGGCAGCGACCTATGTTGCTATTGCTTTGTGCCTTAAATTGACCGTCCGTAGTAATGGGAATACTAGCTAGAACATCAGTCTGCATAGCAGCCCCCTACTTAGTTTTGGGTCGTGCTGGGATAGGCCGAACCGTCCGAATTACGCACAACGTACGAAATCATAATCGTACCAGCACCAAGGGTGGCGCTTGCCAGCGTATAAGTAACAAGCACGTCGGACGAACCTACGTTGTTAATCAGGCCAGCAGCGGTTGAACTAGCCGCACCCAGAGTCATATCGCTAACCCCAGTATTGGAAGTCGGCAACGTCATGTTGTTGGTAATGTCGGTAGCACCGATTGACAGCTTAAGAGTGCCAGCGCCATACAGCGTAGTGCAGTTAAAACGGATCGCAGTGATTTGAGCGCCAGCCGGGAGAGCAAACGCAGTTGCCGCAGTACCCGAAGTTCCGACAGTAACCGATTGACTAACAATCGTAGCACCGGTGTTGCGGACACTACCAGCGGTCGTGCCGGTCGAATAACGGACAGTGCCCAGAAGCCAAGGGCCGAGATGAGTTGCAAAACCCATAATTTTCTCCTAGTTAAAAATGTGGTACCGCCATCGGTTTGAGTCTGCTAGGCCAGTTGGCGGTATATTTGTTTTTTACTCTTTGTTTAGGGGGTTGTCAACACAAATAAAAAGGGCTACCCGAAGGTAGCCCTAGTGTAACTAACTACTTGGTATTACGACGAACCGCTTGAACCCCAGATGCCGAGGGGGTCAGACCAGCCAAAGCTATAACGCTCACGGCTCTTGTAACGGACGTTGCCGGTGTCGAAATCACCATCCATTGAATTTTGCAACGGAGTGCGGACAAAGTGCTTCAGACCGTTCGGCACGTCGGTGATCAAGAACCAGCCGTTGGTGTCCGTCAGGAAGTGGTTAACGCGGTAACCTTCCGGAATCGAACCCATCGTCTTGATCGCGTTCACGTCATTGTCAGTCGTACCGACGCGCAGTTCCGTCTCAAGGAGGCGGGTAGCCACGAACATCAGGTTCGGCGGGACAATCAGTTTACGCGGTTTAGCCGCAATCAGCAGACCACGCTCGTCCGTCCAAAGCGAAATCTGAATTACCGCCGCCTCAAGGGAGGTTTCATTCAGGTCAACTTGGGTAGCCGGGGTGTTGCTGTTAACGCCGCCCGAAACCAGCGGGTGGTTGGCATTGCACAGCGAAACGCCGTCACCGCCGTTATAACCCGAGGATTGGAAAGCGTTGTTCAGAACCGCAGCCGCCTTGACTTGCTTCGTATACGCCATAGAACGGGCAAGAGCCTTCGTATAGCGGGACGAGAGCGAGTCGTACAGGTTATCTTCAATCGCCTCTTCGGTGATCGAAAAGCCTTGAGCGATGGTCTCGTGGTTGTAACGAGCAGTCCAAGCTTCTTGCGCGTTGTCATACGCAATAGCCTGACCTTCGTTCTTCACCGGAGCCGCGCTGAAGCCCGACAGCTTGGTTTCTTCTTCAAAAGAACGCTCAGAAGTCTCAGTTTCGTAGATTTCTTTGTGTTCTTCACCATAACGAGCATACTCCATGCCGAACAAGGCGTTCAGACCGGGGAGAAGCTCTTTCAGTAGTTGCGCACGAGAAATAGCCATGTTTTATCCCCTATTAAGCGCCAGTGGCGTTTTCGTATTGGTGCATACCGAAGTTCCACTTAACGATAACTTCAGTGTATGAACCGTTAGCATTTGCCGTTTCCGGAACAACCGCAATAATACGCACAGGAAGCGTATTGGTAGTAGCAGTAGTAGCAGAAATAGCGACTTTGGAATCGCCCGTAACCGTCGAACCAGTGTTGTCCACCAGCGCCGCATTCAGACCGACCGCCACTTGCGTAACTCCGCTAATGGTCGTGCCGCTCGAAACAACAGCAACCTTAAACAGCGTATCAGGATCGTCGCTCACGTACGCTTGAATATCCGAAGCGGCGGTGCCACCCGGAAAGTACTGAGCATTGATTTTCTGATTCGTGCTGGGGTTCGTGTAGGTACAGCCGAGAAACACACCAACCGGGGTCATAGTCGAGTCAGCCGGGTCACGGGTGATGTAACCACCAGACAGCTTAACGACATCGCCGTAGTAAATCGACGTGCCTTCACCGCTGGCAATTGCCATCAAACGCGTAGAACCGGCAAACACTTGACCGCCGATCAGGTTAATAGGACGCAGCCCGTAGGGAGCGCTAACCGTCGGATAAGCCATATTTAACTCCTAAAAATTATTTAGTGCCTTTGCCAAAGGACACAGCGGTTTTTCTGTCGCTAAACAGCGGCATCCGCGCATCACTTTGACGCATAAAGCTGTTGTCCACTGCTTCCATCTGAGACGAAGCTTGACGCCCATAATAGGCTTCACGCTGCTTAATCATCTCAATCGGGCACTTGCACAACAGCAGCCCACCGACCTCAATATTGCCTTTAAAGCGGCTATTTGGGTCAGCATAAAGTTGCATCTCCGGATGGTCTTCTGCCTTTACAGGCACCCAACCTTCACGGAACTTCGCGGACGTGTTCGTGGGATCGACTTTCCCCATGATAGCTGTCCGAATCCACCTGAATCCATACCCTTGTTCGGGTTTGGGGTCAGGCAGCAATTGAGCAGGTTTCCATTGTTGGAGGCGCTGCGTAGTATCACGAGACTCAAGGTCACGAGCAAGACGGTTTTCAGCCATTTTAGGACTCCTGTGCAGCAAGTTGTTTAGCGTAAAGTTCCAGCGGAACGTTTAGCCGCTTGGCAATTGCAACTTGTGTTTTAGTTAGAACCACTTTCTTAGCTCCTGTAGAGCGTTTTGCCGGGGCCACAACCGTGGCGGATTTCTTAACCACAGGCTCGTCTTCAGCTTCCTGTTCCCTTTTGTTTTCCGGGAAAAAATCCGGGAAACGGCGACGCATATGCGCGTCGATTTGCTCGTAATAATTATCACTGCGCGGGTCTAGGCCCGATTCGACCAACTGCTTGTGGCGTATAAGCGCGACGGCGGTCATTTCGTCATCATTCCCAAACCACTGGTTTTTTGCTTGCCAGCGCAAGGTTTTATCATCCGGTTTGGGCCTTGCTTGTACGGATTGGTTAGTTTCTACACTACTATCAGTCTCTTGTAAAGGGGTAGGTTTAAAATTCTTAGCTTGTTGAAGCTTAAACTGCGCCTCGGTCAAAGCCGCTTGTGCCTCAATAAGCGCGTCCGCATCAAAATTTTCATGCGCTTCTTTGTACTTTTTCTTGGCAATTTCGTACTCGGACTCCGCAGCCGACTTCAAAGTGCTTGCGTAGGCTTCTTCTCCTGTGGAAACGTATTTCTTAAGCCGGTTGTTTTCGGCCAAAAGAGACTGCGTAACCCGTTCAAGCTCTTCGCGTTCACGAAGCGCGGCTTCTTTGGAGCGCCGTTCATCATGGCGGGCATGAGTAAGCTCTTTTAGCCGCCGACGAACCTTTTCTCCATAAGATTCAAGCTCTTCCTCGGTTACTTCCGCAACATTTTCAGCCGCGACGTAGCCACGGTCTTTCTCAGGGGTATCGTCTTTAACTTCAACGTCAACATCCCCCTCAATCTCAAAATCTATTTTGGTATCTTCCTGTTCAGCCGCAGAATTTTTTTGTTCTTCTGCCTGTTCGTCAGGGAATTTAAATGCTTCTTCAGCCATGTTTATCTCCTATTTGCGACGAATACCACGAGGATCGTCAACCACACCCTCTACCGTATCGTCGTTGATGATGCGAAATTCACGTCCATGAATATCCAGACGCGTACCCGAGTTGCTGCGCACAATGATGAAATCCCCCTCTTTACACCACGGGCCTGAAGGAAAACGTTTTTCATCTTTGTAAGCGTCGGGGCCAAGAGCTACGACAAAGAGAACTGTAGTAAGAATCTCCTCGTGCTGCATCGTAACGTCAGCCTTAACGATCCCGTTATCAAACTTATCCTCTATGTCCGGGATGGCACACAGAATATGGAACCCCGAAGGTTTCGGCAGTTGCCTGCCGCGTTGTTCCACCGGAATGTCTTCAATTACGGGTGCTGCTTTAATCTTCGTGGGGTCATTAGGATCAACCCCAATCAGAATTTCACTCATCTGCATTTGTCTCCAAATGTTTAACAAGGCTTTGAAGGTGTTGCTCTGCGTAGGACAAGCCTTTTATGACCCCGCAGACGTGCTGATACTCTTCATAAGATTTGCAAGCGCCGTTAGCAAGATCGTCGGCGTAGTTGTTCATGTCCTTGCGCAAAAGTTTGTTTAATTCCTCTGCGAACCTCGTATAAATCATTTTTTACTCGTCTCCTTTGCGGCTTGTTGCCGTTGGTTTAGTAGCTGTTCCCGGTGCTTAGTCAGGTCGTGGGTCTTGTCCGCCTTGTGTTTGGCTATGTCAAGCCCCATACGCAACCCTTCTTTCTTGTCTTCCCGCGTTGCTTGGTCTTTTGCTTTGGCAATATCTACACCAACTTTCAAACCTTCCAACTTAAGTTGCTCTTGTTTAATCTGTCCGTCTTGTTGGTCTTTCATCGCCTTGCGCTGAACCTCGGCTTGTTTAATCTGAATCTCTTGCTGTTGTAGCTGAAGCAACGGGTCTTGCGCGTTTTGCTGAGCTTGTTGTTGCGCCACAAGCATTTTGCTCTCGGCCAATACTTGCGGAGCCGCTTGCGCGAGCATCTTGCTAAGTTGGTACTCCATATCAGCCGGAAGTCCTTCTTTAGAATCCGGCAGCGGCGCGCCAAGGGCTAGCGACATCTTGTTCCGATAAGCAAACCCTACGTGTTCGGCAATATGCGCCATCAAAGCTGCGT